TCCTATGTACAGGATGATTTTCCTTTACTTGTAGATTTCTTAGAAGAGTATTATATTTCTCAAGAAACACAAGGTGGATCCCTTGACCTTATTGAAAATCTTGATCAATATGTAAAAGTTGATGAACTTACAAATCTAAAGACTGAGGCATTATTGGGTGCTGATCTCAGTGCAGTTTCAACAACCATTACTCTTTCTGCTGATACTAATTTTACATATCAATTCCCTGAAAAGAATGGTCTAATTCAAATAGATGATGAAATAATAAAATATAGCAGTAAAACTGCAACCACATTAGAAGGTTGTGTAAGAGGTTTTAGTGGTGTTACCCAATATATTAATACACTTATACCAGATAAACAAACATTTACTTCTACTTTACCTGCAACACATAAAACAGGTGCTACTGTTAAAAATCTGAGCGTTCTTTTCTTACAAGAATTCTTCACAAAGTTGAAGACACAAATTGTTCCAGGATTTGAAAATAGAACTCTTGCTTCAAAATTAAATAAAAAGAATTTTATTATTGGTGCTGATAGTTTTTACAAATCAAAAGGCACAGATGAATCATTTAAAATTTTGTTTAAAGCAATTTATGGTGTTGATGTAGATATTATTAAGCCAAATAATTTTCTAATTAGACCTTCTGATGCAAATTATGTTGTCAGTCAAGATTATGTTGTAGAAAAATATGTTGGTGATCCTCTTAATCTCAAGAATAGAACAATATTTCAAAACTCAACTAACTCAAGAGGCACAGTAACAAAAGTTGAAAAACTAAATGTAGATGGTGATTTTTATCAAATTTCAATTGATACTGGATATCAGCGTGATATTGATGTAAGTGGAACAATATTTGGAAAATTTGAGCCAAATTCAAAAACAATTCTTATCAATAACGTAAGTATTGGATCAACAATAATAGATGTTGATTCTACTATAGATTTTGAGTCATCAGGTTCTCTTTCACTTATTGATGATAATGGTAATGAGTTTATCACAAACTACACTGATAAGAATCTAACTCAATTTATTGGATTAACTACAACAACATCAACTTTCACAAAAGGAGTTGATGTTAGAAAGAATGATTTTACATTTGCAAACATTGCAGCAGATGAACAGATAAAAGTAAGAATTCTTTCTACTCTACAAGAAATTGAATATGATGGAGAAAATTTTGGATTAAGTGTTGGAGATAGAATTAGTTTAAAGACTATTGGTGTAGAAGATAATACAATTAAATCTGATTGGTTTTATAATGTAAAATCTAAACTTAATATTAAATCTATATCACTTACCAATCCAAGCAGTAACATATACACAATTGAATTTTTTGAAGATCACAATTTAGTGGTAGGATATAATGTTGAGGTAACTGATGTAAACTTAAATGCAATTAAATTTGGCAAAGTAACATCTATTAATTCAAATAAAAATTTAAATGTAAAGTTAACAACATCAATTCCAACTAACACTTTAAGTAATGCATTTACACTGGAAAATCAAACTCTTAAAGGTAATTCAGAAAAATTATCTATTGACAGTATAAATGCAAATGTCCTTAATGCATACAAAAATAATGGCAAATATTTAATAGCATCTAATAGTGTTCCAAATTATAATGATGAAATTAGAAGTGATAATAAAACATTTTTGTTTAGTGGTTCAGCAAATTTTGATATTTTAAAAATTACTAATGGTCAGGATCATGGTTTATATAATGGTGATTCTGTTTACTACAACAAAAAGGTAACTACTACATCTAGTTCCTCTGATGCACAAATTTTTGTTGATACAACTATTGATGGTTTTAGCAATCTAGAAGAGGGTGTTTATTTTGTAAAGAGAGAAAGTGCTTTTTCTATTAAGTTGTCAAAAAGTAAATCAGATTTATATAATAATAAATTCTTAGTTCCTGAAGGAACTGTAACAGATAATAAATTTACTTACTATCCATTTTTTGAACAACCACTTTCTGGTCAAAAAATTTACAGAGAAATTGATGAACCAATTCAAGAGGCAGGTTCATTTACAACAAATCCTGGAAAAACTGGTATATTAATTAATGGTGTAGAAATAGACAACTATAAATCATCTGATGTTATTTTTTATGGCGCATTAAAATCATTTGAAATAACAAGTCCTGGTAAAAATTATGATGTAATTAATCCTCCTGTAATTAATGTTACTGATGGATCTGGAACTGATGCTACAGGATCAGTATCAGTTTCTGGATCAGTTGATGAATTGAGAATTATCAATAAGGGTTTTGATTATCTTGAAACTCCTGTTGTAACTATTGATGGAGGTAGTCCTAAAACTCCAGCAAAAGCAGAAGTTAATTTAATTGATGTTGATCATTCTATCCCATTTGAAGCAGGTATTGTTTTTAACAATCTTGATGGTGGTGTGGATCTTACAAATGATATCATAGGATTCTCAACTTTTCACAATTTAAGAGATATTGAGCAAGTAACATACAATACCACAAAAAATCCAGTTGTTGGTCTAGGAACTAATCAAGTTTATTTTGCTAAAGTTATTGATGGTACAAGGATAAAATTATTCTCTTCATTTGATGATGCAAATTCTGGCATCAACACAGTTAATCTTACATCTGTTGGTAATGGCACACAAGTATTCTCTACAGTTGAAAGAAAAAAAGTTGTAAGCAATATCATTATTTCAGATAGTGGTTCTGAATACAAAAATCAAGAAAGAACAATTGTTTCAAGTGGAATCAGTACATCACTGAATACATTTACAATTAAAAATCATGGTTATAATACTAATGAAATTATTCAATACACTCCAAAAGGAACTTCTATAACTGGAATTACTTCTGAAACTGATTATTATGTTGGAAAAATAGATGATGACAATTTTAATCTTTATCAATTAGGGACTGGTTCTTTAGAAAAAAGATATTATATTGATAACAATATCATAGTTGATATTACAAAAGTAGGAGATGGGTGTTTCAATTATAAACCCATTACAGTAACAGTTTCTGGGAGAGTTGGGGTTAATACGTCTTTTGGACAGAATATAGATTGCACATTACAACCTATTATTAGAGGTAGTATTACAAGTGCAGATGTAAACAATGAAGGTGTTGGTTATGGTTCATCTGAAATACTTAACTTTGATAGAAAACCATCTGTCACTTTAAACAGTGGTAAAAATGCACAACTTACTCCAATTATTGTAAATGGATCAATAGTAGAAGTTATTATTAATAATGGTGGTAGTGAATATAATTCACCACCAGATTTAATTGTTTCTGATGGTAGGTATTGTAAATTAACACCTATTATTTCAAATGGTTCAATTGTGTCTGTTATTGTTGTATCTGGCGGAATTGAATATAAAAATGATTCTAATATTACCATTATTCCTGCAGGAAATGATGGTTCTATTTCTGCCAACATAAACCAATGGGTAATTAATAAATTTGAGCAAAAATTTAATAATTTAACTGATGATGATTGTATTATTACTAATGGTACACTTGATGGGACAACTCAAATCGCACATCTATATTCTCCTAGAAATATTAGAACATCAGTATATGGCAAAAAATCAAATGGTGTAATTCAATATCAGCACCCAGACTTAAAACAATTAGGTGGTATAGAGATTGAATCTAAATATCACTCTCCAATTATTGGTTGGGCTTATGATGGATCTCCAATTTATGGTCCATATGGATATGATAGGCCAGATGGTGGTGTTGTAAGAAGGATGGTAAGTGGTTATGAACAAGTCATTTCATCTAATAGACCTCCTTTAAACTTGTATCCTCTTGGTTTCTTTGTTAATGATTATCAATTTACTGATTCTGGTGACTTAAATGAATCAAATGGAAGATTTTGTGTAACACCTGATTATCCAAATGGTAGATTTGTTTATTTCTCAACTATTTCAGAAACCTCTGAAAGCACAGGTCCATTTAAAAATTTCAAAAAACCACAATTCCCATACTTAATTGGTAATACATTTCAACATAAGGAAAATATTTTCAATTATAAAAAAACATCCAATCATGTTGATTATGATTTAGTCAAAAATAATTGGAGGAGAATTACAACACCATATAAAATTAATTCTATATTTGGTGGTTATGACTATATCTTTAATTCAAATAATATTAAAGAACAAGTTATTGAAATAACTAGCGTTTCAACAGGTAGTGTGGACTCTGTTGGTGTATTCACTGGTGGTTCAAATTATAAAATTAATGACAAAGTTGTTTTTAAGGGTGATACATTTGGTAAAACAGCAAGAGGTGTTATTAATAAAATTGGTGGCAAACAAGTTGATTTTGTTAACATTGATACCACCTCATTTAGTGATATTGAATTCTTGAACGCAGGTGCTTTTAATAAATTTGTTGGGTTTATGACTGCACCTCATAATTTAAAAGATAATACTAGATTAAAAATTTCTGGTTTATCTAATTATTTTCCAGGATTAGATCAATATTATAATGTTGGTGTTAATACTGGATCTTACATTCTTCTTAATAATGTAGAGTCTTCATCAGTAACTGGTATTGTTACATATTTTGAAGTAGGTGGTGCTTTCCAATATCCAATTATGAGACCCAATGATATTATTAATATTGAATCTGAAAAAATAAAAGTTCTGAATAGTGATCCACTTAATAATAGAGTAAGAGTTTTAAGAGCGCAAGAAGGAACAACTGGTGCTGCTCACACTGGAAATGTAAAACTTTTCCAAGATTCTAGATCATTCTTAATTAATGTTGGAGCAATTAAAACCACTAAAATTTTAAAAACTAATACAGAATTATATTTTGATCCAAATGAAGCATTAGGGATTGGAAGTGAGACAACTGTTGGTGCAGGAAAGACTATTGTCTTCTCAAATCCAGGAGCAGGTATCACAAATATATTTGTGCCAGAACAACAATTGTTTATTCCTAATCATAAATTAAAAGTCAATGATACTGTAACTTATAATACAAACACTGGTGATTCAATAGAAGTTTGGACTGGAAGAACTGGAATTGCAAAAACCTCATTAAGCAAGTTCTCAACACTTTTTGTAGCTCCTTTTAATGATAATTTAATTGGATTATCATCTACTAAAGTTGGATTAACTACATCAGGTTATGTTGGAATTATTGATAACACAGTTGGTTTATTGTATTTTACTGGAGTTGGAACTGGTGCGTATCATAGTTTAGTTACTAACTTTGATGATGTTGTAAAAGGAACTGCTCAGAGGACTGATGTAACTGTATCAACTGCTAGTTCTCATGGACTTAGAAAAGATGATAATGTTATTTTCTCATTGAATGCAAAAAATGAAACCACTATTGATGTCAGATATAATGACTTTAACAGAAGAATAGTATTTGATCCTCAAACATTTGCAGCATCTGGTGTTAATACTACTACAAATGCAATTGATGTTGTTGAAAATGTTTTTAAAACTGGAGATAAAGTAATTCATTCATCAAATTCACCCTCTGGTGGTTTAACTAATGAAAAAATGTATTATGTTTATATGGATTCTCCAACAACATTAAAACTTGTTGAAGATAAATTTGAACTGAATAAAATTTCACCAAACTTTGTAAATATTACTAGTGCTGGCATTGGCACTATATCAAAAATCAATCCAAGTGTACCTGCATTTTCAAATATAAAATTTGATTTGTCAGATGAATCATTATCATTTATTTCTAATTCAATAAAGTATCCTGCATTTAAAGTAGAGATCTTTACTGATTCATTGTTTATTAATCAATATCTAACTTCTAATGAAAATGATGATTTTAATGTAAAGACATCAGGTGTTGTTGGAACAGATGGACAACTCACAATTGATATAAAAGATACACCATCAACTCTTTATTATAAATTTAGTAATGTTAATGAATCATTCGTCTCACAAAATAAAAAATTAGTAGTTGATGATGATGTTGTTTCTAACAATACAATATTTAAATCTAAATCATTAATAGATGGTTCATTCTCAATTACAGGAATTGGAACTACAACTTTTAATTTTGATCTTGACAACACATCTCCCATTTCAAGTTACAATAGGACAACTGCAGAACCTGAATACACAACTACATCAAAAACTGCATTTGGTTCTATAAAAAATGTTGATTTAGTTGATAATAACTATGGATATAAAACGCTACCTGGAATATCATCAATTAAAAGTGACATTGGTTCTGATGCTATTCTTTTTGCTGAGTCAAAATCTATTGGTGTAATTCAAAATCAAAAGTTTCAATCTAATAATATTGGTTGGAACTATCCTACTGATAAAACTCTCAAACCAACTGCAAATATTCCAGAAATTGTTGAGGTAAATCCACTTGCATCATTTGAAAGAATAGGTATTACCACATCAGGAAAAGATTATCTTGTCCCTGCAACTCTTGTAGTAAGAGATGGATATACTGATGAAATTGTAGATTGTGTTTTAAATTATGAATTAGGTGATACAAATGTAGAAATTGTTTCTAACTCTAAAGGATTCTATCCAATAAGTCCCAGAATTATAGCAACTAAAAATTCTAATGGATTTGAAATTGGAAGTATTGCAGTAACAGGAACTACAGTCAGATTAAATCTTACTAATCAATTTAATAGTAATGATGAATATCCTTTCTCAATTGGAAATAATGTATATGTTGAAGGTATAAACATTGGTGTTGGAACAACTGGTAAAGGATACAATTCTGAACAATACAAACACAAATTATTTGAAACTGTTGGTGTAAAAACTAATGCTGGTGGTTCAGGTGCATATGTTGAATATACAATGAAAGATAATCTTAGTCAGAATGAAATTCTTGGTAATGTAATATCACTTAACTCTGCAAGAGTAATTGCAGAATCACAACTACCAATATTTGAACCAATATTAGGAAAAAATAAATTCCTTAATGATGAATCTGTAAGTTGGAACTCAAGTTCTGGTATTGTAGAGGACTACAATCAAGATACAGATATTCTTAAAATTAAAACATCAAATGATTTATCAATTGGTGATATTGTTACAGCAGATTCTTCTAAGACAAGAGGAATTGTTGTTAAGAAATGGGACTTTATTGCAGATGTAAAAACTGGTGCTGGAACAACAATTAATTATGGTTGGATAGATGATATTGGTGTATTAAATGACAGTCTCCAAAGAATGCCAGATAATGATTACTACCAGAGATTTTCATATGCACTTAAATCACCAGTTCCATTTGATAAATGGGATAATACTGTTGGATCACTAAACCATACAGCAGGATTTAAAAAATTCTCAGATTTAGTTATAACAAGTCAATCTGAGAGTAATCTAACACCATTTGTTAATGATTCTGAATTGTCATTTATTGTTGATTGTATTGGAGAGGGTGATTTAAATTGTGTGTATGATTTTGATATTGCAAAGGAAAATATTTACAATGTTAATGGTGAAAGATTTTCTGATACAATTTTCTTAGAAAATGTTGTTCTAACTGACTTTTTTGAATCACAAGGAAATAGAGTTTTAAGTGTTGATAACATAAGTCATCTTTTTAACAGCACAGTTAGGCCAGAAGCTTTTTCTAATATATCTAGTTTTGAACCTGGCGTAAAGTTTGTTAAATCATTGTTCCTTGTTCAAGATACAACATTTACAGATGAAAGGCAGTTCCAAATTACAACTGCTGTAGTTGATGATGATGCTTTTGCATATATGACAAGTTATGCAAACTTATATACTTTCCCAGATTTAGGGTTCTTTGATGTTAATGTATCTGATACTGAATGGAATTTTGTATTCCATCCCAATAAATTTTTGAATAATAATTATTTTGTCTCATCATTCTCATTTGCCTTTGAACCTACAGCAAGTGGTGTTGCAATAACTTCATTTGGTGATATTGTTCACTATGAAAGTCAAGAAGTTAATGTTGCAACTGCAACAACCACTAATATTGTTTCTGTGGGAACAAGTTTCAGATCACTAAAAGTTATGAATCTTTTAGTTACTGGTGATGAATATCATTTTGCAGAACTTAATATTATTCACAATGGTAGTGATGTTTCTTTTGTTGAATATAATAACATTGATGAAAATACAGATATCTCATATGGTGGTGGTATAGGAACTTACAGTGCTGCAATCAGTGGATCTAATATTCTTCTTAAGTTCCATCCAAATGCTGGTATTGCAGCAACTTCATATAGTCAAATAGTTAATACTGTTAGAGGGACTAGTTCTCCTGGTATTACAACAATGAACACTGCTAGAATTGGTAGTGCTTATACTTCAATTGCCTCCTCTGGTTCTCCTACTGCACATGTAGTTTCAAGTTATGATACAAGATCTATTTCTGAAAAATACAGCGCATCTTATCAAGTTATCACTGTAGAGGATACTGCAAATAACAAACATGAAATGTTTGAATTAGGAGTGATAAACTCACTTACAATTCCAACACAGGGAATCACACCATATGGAATTGTAGAAACTGATTCATCTCTTGGAACAGTTGGTATAACAACAACTGGGGATTTAGTGCAGATTACTTATACACCCAATCCAGGAATTGCTGTTGAAGTAAAGTCTTTCTTTGTTGATCTTAGAGAAATCTTCCCAGATGTTACTGATAATAAGATTGATCTTGATGATGGATACTTTAAAGCACAAACAGGTAATTATTTTGGTACAAGAAACTCTGTCAGAACTAATTTTAATTTAACACACAAAGGTGATCCAATTTTTGAAAGGCAATTTGATGGTTCATCAACAACTGTTGTTAATACAACAACAAATCAAATCAGTTTACCTAATCACTTCTTCCAAAGTGGTGAGGCAATCAAATATGTTGTTACTGGAACTGATCAAAGAATTGGAATAGTTACAACTGATTTTGGTGGTAGTGTTGGTTCAACTTCTTTACTACCAACTGATTTATTTGCAATTAAAGTAAATGATGCCTTGATTGGATTTGCAACTAGTCCAACTGATGCACAAGCAGTAAATCCATCCTTTATTCAGTTTAATGGTGTTGGAGTTGGTAATTCACACTTTATCACATCAACCAAGCAAACAAGTAAAATGGTTGTGTCAATTGACAATATGATTCAAGCACCAATTGCTAAAACTGGTATTGCTGCTACTTTATCTCAAGATGTTATATTCCAAACACAGTTTGCTACAAGTGGAATAACATCAATATCATCTAATGATATTATTAAAATTGATGATGAATTCATGAGAGTAACATCTATTATTGGTTCTGGAACAACTATGTTTGTCCAGAGACCTATTCTTGGGACTCAAATTGGCATTCATAGTATTGGTGCAACTATTGAGAAATTTGTTGGTAATTTTTCAGTTACAAATAATACACTGAATTTTGTAAACGCTCCATTTGGTAATGTACCTATTGGATCTACAACAAATCCACCTGATGAAAGAGATTTTACAGGAATCACTACAAGTTCTACTTTTAGTGGTAGAGTTTTAACAAAGAGAGGAGTTACATCATCAACAACTGAAACATATAATAATAACTTTGTTTTTGATGATATATCACATCAATTTACTGGTATTACAAGTGAATTTATTTTAAAATCAGATAATCAAAATGTAAGTGGTATTTCCAGTAATTCTTTAATACTTGTTAATAATATATTTCAAACGCCACAAGGTGCAAATATAAATGAAATTGGTGAATATCAAAACTTTGAAAGTGCTAGTGCTGGTGTAACTACTATAAGATTTAACACAAATTCTGGTACACCCACTGGTCATGACCAGAATCTTGGGGGTCTTCCAATTGGGGGATTGATTGTTTCTGTTGGTTCATTTGAAGGTTCTGGATATCAACCTCTTGTTAGTGCAGGTGGAACTGCTGTTATATCTGCTGGAGGCACTGTTCAATCAATTAGTATTGGTAATAGTGGTTCAGGATATAGGACAGGTGTTGTAACAGCATACAATGTGGGTGTGCAGACATATAATGGTGTTTTACCTATCTTAACTCATGTTGGTACTGCAACAATTAATAATGGTCATGTTACAGGTTTTAATATTACAAATGGAGGAGTTGGATTTACAAGTTCTAATCCACCTGTTGTTGTAATTGATGAACCACTTAGTTATTCAAATATTCCTCTTGTTTATTCTTCATCTTCATCAGGTATTGGAACTCAAGCAAGTATAAATGTTAAAGTTGGTCAAGGATCTAGTATTATTGAGTTTGAAATTAATAATTTTGGATACGCATTCAAGAGAGGTGAAATACTTACAGTGCCTGTAGGTGGTGCCACTGGCATTCCAACAGATACATCTACTGCATTTAGTGAATTCCAAATTTCAATTCAAGATACCTATAGTGATATTTTCCATGGATATTCTCCAGGTGAATTCCAAGTATTTGATAGAATAGATGACAAATTTGATGGACAAAAGAAAGTATTCCCATTAACACTTGAGAATGAACCAATCTCTATTAGAGCAGCTAGAGATTCCTCTATTGAAGTTGATCAAACCCTCTTTGTCTTTATAAATGATATTCTTCAAACTCCTGGAGAATCTTACTTCTTTGAAGGTGGAAGTCAGATTACATTTAATGAAGCACCTAAAGGACGTGGTTCAGGTATTCCAGAAGGTGACACATCAAGAATTTTGTTCTACAAAGGAGCAGGTGATACTGATGTGGTATTTAAAGATATTTTAGAGACAATTAAGATAGGTGATACTGTTGAATTGAATCCTAATATTGATGATGATCAAGGTATAATTTTTGATCAGAATAAGAGGGTTGTAACAGGAATTACAACAATTGATGCTGTAAAAACAAATGCATATCCTGGACCTGGACTTACTGATGATGAAACTGTTAAGAGACCTTTAACTTGGTGTAGGCAAACAATTGACAAAAAAATAAATGGTCAATTTATTGGCAAAGATAGACCAAAATATGAACCTAATATTTTCCCTGCTGCTTATCTAACAACTCCAGTTGGAATAAATTCAACTGAGGCATATGTAGATAGTGTGAGACCATTGTTTAATGTTGCAAATGAATCATTTAATACTGCATTCCAAAACTCAGTAACACTAATCTCACAAAATGGATTTGAGGGTGCTGTTGCTACTGCTACTGTTTCTACTGGAGGAACTATATCAACAGTATCTGTTACTGATGGTGGATTGGGATATGATTTTACTCCCACAGTCACTATTGCAGGTATTGGTACATTAGGCACTCAGGCTACTGCTACTGCCTCTGTGACAGCAGGAGTAGTTACAAGTGTTACCATTACTAATGGAGGAACTAATTACTCCACACAACCTCTGGTTTTGATCCAACCACCAAGAATAACAAAAGAAACAATTAATGTTAATTCTTATTCAGGTGATTATGGTGTAATTGTAGGTGTTGGAAGCACAAATGTTGGATCACAAAAACAATTGTTCTTTGATGTTTATATTCCAACTGATTCATTTATGAGAGATGCAAGTATTGTTGGAACTGCACAGACAGTAAGTGGAATTAGCACAGGTGATTTTATTGTTGTGAGTGATACTTTCCTATCAATTGGTAGCACATTTGCATCCAATGTTGGAGTAGCAAAAACTTTCCTTGATTGTGTATATCAAGTTGATTCTGCATCAACTCAGATGATAACAGTTACAACTGAAAATTCTTCTGGTATTGTAACAGCAATAAGAAGGATTAAATGTGATGTTGATACATATGGTTCGGGCATTAATCACACTCAAAGACCCTTTATGGGCAATTACAGTTGGGGCAAAATTGTATTTGAGGACAGAACTAACACCAAATCTTTTGACTCATACAACAATGATGGAGTTATTGGAATTTCAACATCTGGTTTGGTTCAAAGAACTGCATCCCTCAAATTTAAAAACTACACTTAATTCCCTATAAATAAACAAAAAAGTCCTAATAAAATGGCTGCGATTATAACTGATCAACTTCGTATATTAAATGCTAAAAACTTTGTTGCTGGAGTTCAATCTAGCAGCAATTCATATTATACGTTCATTGGTCTACCCAATGCCACTGATTATTCATCTACTTGGGATAGCACTCCACCCTCCCCAAAAGATAATTTAAATGAGTCAAATGACTATTGGGATACAATGATTGCCTTAAAGAAGGTAGGTAGTGGAGATGTAACTCAGGTTGTCAATAAAAATACTTGGTCATCTGGTAGCATATATGATATGTGGAGGAATGATATTTCAAGATCAAATCCTTCACAACCATCTGGTTCATTTAACATATACAGTGCAAATTATTATGTAATGAACAGTGATTTTAGAGTATATATTTGTCTGTATAATAATTCAAATCCTGAAAATAATTTCAAAGGAAGTCCCTCACTTGATGAACCAACCTTTACTGACTTAGAACCTAGAGCAGCAGGTTCAAGTGGTGATGGATACATTTGGAAATATCTTTATACAATCAAACCAGGTGATGCTATAAAATTTGACTCAACAAATTATATTCCAGTTCCTAATGATTGGGGAAATACAACTGACACTTCCACAGTTAAGGCAAATGCTGCCTCAAGTGGGCAATTAAAAATTATCACTGTTAGAAATAGAGGTGCTGGTTTAGGAAATGCAAATACTTATACTGGTCTCACCATTAAGGGTGATGGAAAAGGTGGCAAAGCAACTGTTGTTGTAAATGCTGACAGTAAAATTCAATCAGTGGCTGTTACTAATGGTGGTTCAGGATATACTTATGGAACAATTGACCTTACAGAAAAAGGTATAACAGCAGTAACATCACCAGTTTTTAATGTAATCATTCCTCCTCCTGGAGGTCATGGACATGACATTTATACTGAATTAGGTGCATCAAATGTCCTTACATATTCAAGATATGATAATGACACTCAAAATCCTGATTTTATTACAGGAAATCAATTTGCAAGAGTTGGTCTTATTGAAAATCCACAACAGTTTGGTTCAAATAGTCTTCTATCTTCAGACAAAGCAGCAGCAACTTACGCATTGAGACTAACAGGCACTGGATATAGTTCAGTAGTTTTTACTCCTGATAGTGAAATTACACAGACAGTTGGACTTGGTTCAACAGCAGTTGGAAGAGTTATTTCATATGATCAAATAACTGGTGTATTAAAATATTGGCAAGATAGAACTAATGTTGGATTTAATTCTGATGGTTCACAAAATCCCAGTCCTGATTATGGATTTGTAAATATTTTATTTGATGGTGATGCAAAATCAAATATAGGTGGAAATGTAAATATTATTGGTGGATCAGCAACATTGCAGATCAGCACTTCATTTACAGGTATTAGCACTGTAATAAATAATAAGACATATAATCTTGGGCAAGAATTTGCCATGGGCACTGCAAATCCAGAATCTAAAAAATATTCAGGAAACATTGTCTACGTAGATAATAGACCCCCAGTCACCAGGTCCACTTCCCAAAAAGAAGACGTCAAAATCATTTTGCAATTCTAAAGAATTATGCCACAGGAAACTAATCTCAACGTTGCTCCTTATTT